TAAAATGTTATAATTTATTTGATCTATATAATTGTGAACTTCCTTAATCACATTATATGGCAAGTTTTGAATTAATTCTAATTTTTCAGAATGTGTAATATCCTTAAAATCAACATAATGTGATTTTATAGAAATATTTTGAATCATACCTGCCAAAAGATCATCATAAGTATTATACATTAAAGATTCTGGATAATCGATTTTTATTTCAAAATCATCGATCTTTACAACTCCTGATATGTCTTTCAATCCTTTTACAAATTCATCGAACCAATATGATAATTGTATATCAACATTACTATTCCCATTGTTTAGTGATATAGTATCTGCTATGAATTGTTCACGGGCTTTGAATAAAGCTATGAATTTAGTGACACAATTTGCGGTCCCTGATAATTTGGATTCTAGGAACTGAAATAATAAGTCATCTGAATTATTTTCTACCATGAATGATATACTTCTCATATCTTCCATGGTAAATTCAGAAACACTCACAACTTCTGAATTTAATGGATTGTGAACTGTGAATTTCATAGTTGTTCGTAGTTTTGACATCTGAATGTTACTGATTTCACTTTATGTGTAGTATCAGTGTAATCCAAATTCAACGCTTCCATTCTGATCGGCGTAACTTTCATGAATTTAAACCCTTTTCTTAGAGTTCCTTTATTATCATACTGTTTAACTACCATGGTAGCCTTTAGAGGAGGGCCGGATTCCACAAATCCGTTGATACCAACAGCTATTGCCCATGGTCTGAAGAAAGTATGCTCCAAGTCAACATTGGTTTCTAAAAAGCTGACAGCTACATCACGACTCCCGAAGTGATCTCTCGCATCCATAATATTAGCAGGTAAAAAACCCCCAGATCCTTCTCCGAAAGAAGCGACACCGTTTGTATACCCTTCCCCCGGCAATGTTACGTTTTGCGCTACTAATATGTTACCACTTCGTGTCATTTCTTCGGGACTTGTGGTTGCTCTCCACTTTTCTTGAGCGGACTCCAATACAGAATTTATAGAGCCTGTGCTAACACCATCTATGCTCACCGACCAAAAGACAGGGAGGCTAAGACAAAACTTAGCCTCCTTGCTGAATGCGTTTAAGAAATCGTTAATCTGAATGCCCATATCAAATATTTAACAAGGCATTCAATTATATCACTTAGAAAAGTCTTCGTAGAAGTGATATGAGAATGTAGATGTAAAGGTGAGAATATCACCAGTACCGTCAGCAATTGCATAATCTATGTTCCCGATATCTCTTATACCAACACCAATCAATTTAACAGTCTTGATAATTTCTAAAGGATTACCACTGGTTGCATTAATGTCTCTGGTGCATGGAATTGCAAGAAGATCGAGAGTGATAGTGCTTTCTGGTCCCGGCATACACATATTGGCCGTGGTGTCTTCGTTGTTGAAAGCAACTCTGGATGCTTTTTCAAGCTTTGTTCTCAGATCAAGATTTTGATCGCAATAGAATGTTATGGCATAACCATCAGAGCCTCCATAATTAGCTTTACCACCCAAGTGGAAAGTCTGTCCTGCATAATTAACAGTTTTGTCTTCGATTGTTCTTGTTGGCAAGCTACCAGTTTTGGCATAAACAAGGTCGGTTTCACCGTTCAAGTTCAAGCCGGGGAATGAAATTTGCTTAACTCTGAACAAGAAATCTCTAGCGAATTGCTTTTGAGCAGCTTGTGTGAAGAATGTTTGGATGTTTGCTGGCATATATTTATTTAGTTAAACCGGGGTAGCATTCACTACCCCGGTTTTAATTTTTAGATAAGTTCTTGGAAGCTTGCATCTGTTCTTGTTGCTGTGAACTGAACAAGAATGAATTCTGCTGCTCTGACTGGTTTGATGAAGATATCCGCTCTGAGTTCGTTATTGTCGATGACTTCAGGAGTGTTGTTTCTTTCATCGCACACGATCAGATAATCGTACAATCCTTCGTTCTGTTTAGCAAATTCAAACAGAGGAGTTAGAGTATTGATGTATCTGGTTCTTGTGAACTCTGTATTAGGCTCGAATAAGAAGTACTTGGATACTTTCTTGGTCGGTCTTTCCAGAGCTAAGAACAATCTACGAACATTGATTCTGTCGAATGCGCTTGGTTTACGGCTAAGTGTCTTCTGACCAATGATAACCATACCATCGCTTGCGCTGAATGATACTGGGTTGATGTTGGTTTTGTAGAATTCATCACGTTGCTTCTGGTTAGGATTAACCGCGATATCAAGGGCTGATGTTGTCAGCAACCCACGATTGAATCCCGCTGGAGCGATCCAAGGGAAATCATTGGCGTCGGTTCTTGCATAAGTTGCAGCCGCATATCCAGAGAATGGAACCCAGATCTTCTCACCAGAGAACTCTTCGTAAACTTGAACCCAGTTTCCATATACAGCTGCATATGAGGTGTTTTCAAGTCCAAATTGGTGTCTAATAGGCCAGTAAACATCGGTTTGGAAGTTCTTGGTCTTATCTGACAGAATCTTGGTGTTTCTACCAGTTACAACGATGTGGCGAAGAATATCTGCAATGAAGATGCAATCTCCACGACCGCCTGTGTTGCTTGGCAGGTTACAGAAGTTTTCAAACTGGTTGAATATCGAGCTGTAGTTACCTCTGATATCAGTTGCTACACTGTTGTTTGAGATATCGTTTGATGTTCTGAGAGTTGACAGCTTGCTGTTTAATGTGCTGGAGTACAACGTATCATCGTAGTATGTTGTACCTGCTGCACATGCCATTGCAAAGATAGTGCCGAGACCACCTTCGACAACCACATCGATGTCATACACTTCATCATTCTTGATTGTTTCAAGAGCGCGGTTTATCTTGGTTGGAATATTACCAATAGTCTTCTGTTTGATAACAGTGTCGCTGAATGCACCAAGTGGGTAAAGGTTATCTGCATAACCGATAATACTTGATAGAGATTGTAAGCTACTTAGTGGAATTCCAACACTCGCTGAGATGTTGCTGTAGTTACTGATTGCTCCATTAGTAAGAACTCTGATCTTCTTCTGTGGAATACCTGCTGTATTCAGGCTGCTTTCGCGGAATTTATTTGAAATGAATGGGTTGACCAAGATTTCAACGTTTCTGCTATTGTTATCAACGGATTCTAAGAAGAATGGAATTGCAGGACCACCTCTTGGATTGAGTTGTGTTCTGAAAGTGTCGATTGATCCAACGATTGCATCATCAAGAACGAAGTCGAGCTTGAATGCTTCGTTGGCATACAGACTCTTACGAATCTTAAACACGCCGATGTTAAGAAGATCATCATCTTCAGGATCATCGATGTTGTAATCGGTGAGATTCTCCATGATTTCAGAGATGCTGTTAGCACCATCTGATGGTGTGGAAGATAAGTTGAACTGGAGGGTTCCATTTGGAATGTTTGTATATGAGGTGCCAACAACTCTGTTCGCACTTGTTGATACAGTCTTCAGGCTCAAGATGGCATCATAGTTGGTAGCTGGATTGATGTTAGTATTATCAGCTATACCGACATAATAACCTTCAAATTGTCCATTGATTGTTGTTTGAGCCTTGTTGAGAATAATCACACCAGCGCTCCCCATTGTACTCAATGTACTTAAATCGGATGGATCAGCACTTGTTGTAGACCAGTCGAACAAGCTTCCTTCAAGAGCTTGTCTATATTCTGTTTCGGTTAAATTGAAGTGAACTGGTTCTCCTAAGAAATAAGAACCGGAAACTGTGTCTAAATTTGTTGAAAGTGCGTTATTTGTATAGTTTCTAACTGGATAAACAAGGGCGGAATATTGACTGCCGAATCCATTACCTGTTCCTTCACCATAAGGAAGTCTGAAAGTATAAATGTTTGCTGGGGAGTTTAAAAGCTCTCTGATTGTGTAATAAAAGTAACGCTCTGAACTGTTGGTAGGAACACCATAAATTTGCTCCAGTTCATCACGGGTTGTCACTTTTAAAACTTCGTCTGTTGGTCCTTGATTTGCAAACCCTGTTACGAAAACGTTTGTCCCGATATTTTGTGGAATTCTAAGAGATAAATCTCTTTCAAAAATTTCCACGCCGGGGCTGTTAATTGTTCTTGTTGCCATATTTCTATTTAATCTTTCTCAACAAGAAAATTTAATTTTGATATGTTTTAAATCCCATTATCATGAATTTAAAAGCTCGATGTGCATTTGACTGTATATAAATACAAATCCTGAAACCAGTCGCATGTCACCGGATTGTTGATAATCGTAAGTCAAACCTTTCAGAGTTGTGGGAAATGCTTTTTTGTAGGTAAACTTGACACGTTTTTTGCCATATTCATCCAAACCATAAATCGTCAGATCTGTTTGGTAATCATTGAAATTAGCATCGACAAATTCTCTTCTTGCATTGTATTCTCCTGTTTTTTCGTCATGTAGCAAATTCAACCATTGGTATATCGTCCAATAGTTATTATACATGCTATCCACAGCGAAATTGACTTCGACTGGTGGATAACTTGCTTTGTTGTGGGATGATACATACAATGTAGACCCAGCATAACGAACTTCGGTTCCCGGAACTGTTATATCGGGAACTGCTGTTCCCCATATTGTAAACTGCACGGTATCTGGTATAACAGTGTCGTTTGTTCTTACTGATTTCGATGAAAAGTTTTTAAGAATCGGAGGGACGTCAAACACCAAAAGGAACTTGTCCTTCGCTGCTTGGTTCAATGGGCTTTGTCTTATTTCGTCCATGGAGATATTTAAGCGTGAAAAGACTATATATAGCTACGAGGACAGATAAATAGTTTAGTGAATTTGAATCTAGTGACATTTGACGTTTTTTTCAATGAATATTGCCTGCAAGAAGCGATTTCATTGAAAAATGCAAAAAAGACGAGACTTTCCAGAAAATATTCAGGAGCATATACCGAAGCATTGGATGAAATTTTCGGAAATAAAGACCGCTTATTTTTCGATCTTACTATTGATAATAGCAATATTGAACATGAATTGATGCGAAAGATCCGTGAAGTCTTACAAAAAGAAAACTACACCATTCGCAATATGAAATCGTATATCGATGGAGTTGCATACAAATACAAACATGCAAATGATGGATCTTATGTAGTTGATACAAAGAACCCGGTTAAAATCGGAAAACTGCTTCAAAAATACGAACCGGATGGTGAAATTGAAGTTACAAAAAGAGCCAACGGTAAAAAAACAACAAAAAAGGTTCAGGGAAAGCCACTGTTACATGAATTCAAAACCGATCCTATTAGAGCGGCAAATGGAGAATTCGCTGTTGTAATATCCAGACACCCTTATGATTTGGCGGGAGCTTCCACCGATAGAAGCTGGACATCGTGCATGGATCTTGGATTCGAAAAGATAAATTATCCAAATAAAGAACCAAACGTCGGGGTGCATAAAAAATACGTCGCTGGAGATATAGAAGAGGGGTCTTTAATTGCTTATGTCATACCAAAAAATGAGCTATACAAAGGAGCAAACGGAGAAACAAAAGCGAGATTGGCAAAACCATTATCTAGAATTACAATAAAGCCTCATTCTTCGGATAAGGGAAATGCATATTCAATCGGGCCAATGTATGGCAATAAATACCCAGAATTCTCAGATATGGTAAGAGAGTGGATTTCAAAAACTCTAAACGATAAATTGACTGGAGATGAGGTTATATATAGAAACAGAAAACTCTACGATGACTCTGGTGAGGATAAAGGTGTAAATTTCGAATTCAATCCGGGAAATGCAATAGCTGATGAAGTTTTAAAAGAAAAACTAAGCAGAAACAATGAAAAAGAATTGGGTAATTTATTATCATTCAAAACAAGTGGAACAGAAATTGTAGATTTTGAAATGATAATGGAATTCGAGTTCAAAGAAGACATTATCAAAAAAGAGTTCGAAGAATTGGATTACTTCAGAAAGCGGGAATTGCCATCTATTCACTCGCCTATCGAAAAGGATGTAGCAGCCGCTGTTGTGTCTAGCTTACGTCCCGGTGGATACACATATGAAAGCCTAGATCCTAAAATAACAATAACAAACACTTCGGATAGTTTAAATGCAACTATAAATTTCACAATCAGACTATATCAAGAAGATGACAAAGGCATCGATAATGAATATCTGTGGAGCACACTGGAATATAAATTGGATGATTTCAAACATTTCAACTATACCAACCTTAAAAACAAACTATATGGTATTTTAAAATCTTATGATTGGGATTCAGAAGAAACTCAAACCAACCAAGAAATAGAAAAACTTTTGGCAAAATTCCAAGAAGGTTTGAATGATATGCCTAAAAAAGTGGATATTGCAAATCTTAAAAATTTAAAATTCATACCATTGAAACAGGTTTTAACATACGATGATGATCAAAACGAACAAACTTATAGAGAATTGCACAACATTTGGAGAAGTATGATGCTATTACAGGGCGCTATATATACATTCAGTGATAGAATAGTGCCAACTGTGATAAGTAAAAATCCAAAATTCATAGAAGCGAAACAAAATATTATCTATGAATGGTTCAAAACAGCATTTGGCGTTGATTTGATGGATTATAAAAACAACATGGCGAGCGAGTGGAATTACAACAATTTCCGCGAAATATCAAGAACTGAAAACATAACAAAAGATTCGCTAGAATCGATAAAAGAGATGTACGGTGCGATAATTAAAATTATCGGGATATCTAAAAACTTAATAGGGTATATGGGAGAAGTTGTTATTTAAAAATACTTGGCTATGAAATCGGATTGCGCATCAGATAACCCAGCGTCCATAGTGTAGAAAGGATCACCATTTAGTGGAACCCATCCGTCAGCTTGCAATTCTGCAAATTCCGATGCTTGTTGCGTAGTAGTTCCGAAATGTATAGGTGCGATCTGGCTATTTTCAATACCATCTATGTACTCATTTGTGTATATAGATGTCGCTGGCTCAAATGAACCGAATAAATTCTCGTTCGGCGTTATTTTGGAAGGCTTACCGCAATCATCATACTCATCAACCGTGAAATATTGCTCGACGATATCATCGTGAAGAACCATCAATGCCCAAACCAATGCCATTGTTCGGTCGTCATGCTTTCCAGATATCGCTCCCCAGCTATCATTTGGAAGTTTGACGAAATCTTTAAACACTTCGAGTAATGAATCTTCGTTTCTGAATTGAACCACCATTTTGTCGTTGTAGAAATATCGAGCGTTTGCAACAGCGTTGTATTTGGTGTTTCTTGATGCAATCATACCCAACAATTGGGTGTTTTTTCTACCTGCCAATTTACTACCCCAACAAACGATTTTATCCATGTATCCCATATCAAGTCCAAGCCTGTCAACAACTTGACCGCCTTGGTTATTTCTCTCAATACAAGCCAGAGGTTTACCCCAGTGGCATAAAATCTCATACACCTTGTTGGCAAATTCAGCGACAGGTATTGTATTATCATAATACTCCGCAACCTCAGTGATTTCTTTAAGATCGGTTATATCTAGTATCTTTATACAACTGAAATCACCTCCAATACCTTCAGCGGTATCGACACCAGCTACATATATCCTGCCTTCTTGATAGTGTTCAAATATTTTATATTTTCCATCCATCAAAATCTCAACCGGTTTCGATACGTAAGACTTCATGTGATTATATGCGTCTTCGCCCATCGATCCAGTTCCTGAATTCAAGAAATGGCAATTGAATTCTTGCTCCCATTTCTCTTCAGATGCTAGCCCACCTTTGATTTCTTTAACCCACTTTTCATCTCTTCCGGGTATCTCATTCCATAAAATTTTGTCATTAGCCCATCCATTTTTACCCTCAACAGACCCTGTATATATGTCGTAAAAAAGATTCCCGGTTCCATTTGGGGTGGAACACATGAAAACTTTCGCTTTTTTGGAAGACGATACAATTGGAAATACAGATGCCCAAAAAGGTTCCATGAGATGAGGTTCGATGAAAGCACATTCGTCAATAATTAAAACACTAACGGACTGACCACGGGCGGCGGTTCCGGTTGTTGTTGTAATAGCTATGCGGCTGTTGTTTTCAAGCTCCATGCTTGTCTTCGCATATTCAACCACAGGGGATTTTAGCCAATTTGGAAGCATTTCATAAGCCATTCTAACTCTACTGAAAATTTCAATAGCTGTTGATTCCTTGTTGGCGACAAGTAGAATTCTTTGATTCTCAAAGAAATTGGCCATCCACAATATATAAATTGTCATAAGAGTACTTTTACCCACCTGACGACTTGCCAATAGACAAAAGAATCTATTCTCCATCATTTTTTTCAAAACTCGTTTTTGAGCCTTGTATAATTCAATCGGCATTTTGCCCTTGTCAACATTCAAGATATAAAAATACTTTTCAGCGAAATGCAATATATTCTTGGCGCACTTTTGCATTTCTTTGGCCTGTTCTGGAGTATATGCTATTAATGTTCCTTTAGATGGGAGATTTTGATTTCCCATATAGAACTTCTCTTGGTTTTTCGCCATATTGAATATATTTATTACAATGTAGTTAAATAAGGGTATGATCAAACGAGATCTTCAAAATATAGGGGACGCTTATGGTGACATGCTAAATGCGTTGAAGAGAGAAATTGTAAAGGAATCCAAAAACCTACCACCAAACGCTTTTGATGGAAATTTTCCAAAACAAGATGGTGGATTGGATGAAAAAGGAGGCGCTACAAAAGCTTTGAATGACGATCACCCATCTGATTGCAAGTGTGGTTGCAAGGAAGAAGACAACGAAGAAAAACTTACCAAAGCACAAAAGAAAGAAGATAAACTTCGTGATGCTCTTAAAAAGCCAAATCTTTCAGATGAACAACGCAAAAACATCCAAGATCAACTGGATGCCATGGAAGCAGGTGAATCTGAAGAAGAAAAAGAATTGCAGGAAAGTAGAAAAATGGGAAAACAAATACTAAATACAGTTATGACTAGAAAAACACTTAGTTTCGATAAATTGTTTAGATCCGTCGTTAATGAGAATTACATGGGTATGGAAGATGCCGAGGACGATGTAAATGCATTTGGCCTTGAAGATGAACCTACCGATGACGAAATGGATTCCGATTTCGGTGGAGAAGATGAAGTTACTTTCACCCTCGATAGAGCAACCGCTCAAAAACTTCACGATGTTCTCATGGCTGTCCTAGACGGTGGTGAAGGCGAAGGAGAAGGCGATACCGAAGGAGAAGACCTTGACTTTGACATGGGCGACGAAGGTGAAGATGAAATGGGTGGAGACTTTGAAGAAGACGAAGAAACCCCAGCTATCGGCAAACTCACTGGCAAGCCAAACACAGTTGGTAAAGTCAAAGCCAAGGGTGGAAAAGCAACATCCGCTGTAACTGATAAAGTCGGTGATGACGGAGATTACGGCCACGCTCTCTACAACGCTAAACAACCAAACATCGGTGCTGGTTCCAACAACAAAGTTGGAAACTACAAAGCGGGTGCTGAGTATATCAAGTAATTTTTCAACAATAAAAATCAAACCGAAAAGGGGAGTCTTAAATGACTCCCCTTTTTTGTTAAATAGATATAGTGAAATCTTTTGAAACATTCTTTCTGGAATATGCACATAATATGGCAGATGGTACTCCAAAAATTACAGCATTTGCTAGTAATAAAAAAGGAAGTCGAGACGCTGTGAAACCAATAACACGTAAAAATATAACAACCAAAGGACCATACGAACAACTCAACCCTAAAATAAATGTATTGGGTTATATGTTTCAAGGACCAGAACTTACCGATGTATTGGTCACATACAATCTGGAGTTTAAAAACAACAAAGTGTCGAAAATTAAAAATAGCCCGTTCGGTTTGCAAATGTATCTGACTCCAGAAAATAAACCGGTTGCAAGAGTTGTAAAGGTTAAATAATACCATGGGATGTCCTGTAACTCCATTGTCATGTCTAACTCCGTCTAATATATTTGCGGGAGTGTTTAAACCAGCGTGTGGTGGTTTTGCAGATCCATCTAAATTTCAAGCTGAACGCGCTTTATACAACAGCGGATTTTCTGAACTTATAAATAATTTCGGAGTCGATATCAATTATTACGTCAACACGTATAATTTATCAGCTGCTAATAACTTTTACGGGGAACATACAGTCACGCCATACTATGGACCTGTTGCTATAAGAGCTTACGTGGAATATCAACACAACGGAGTTCCTCTACAAACATACGGATGGGAGCCTGATGATAGTGTCACCCTGTATTTCCACATAGACTCATTCACAACAGCTTTCAATCAAATAAACATACACTCGAATAATGGTCAGAGGGTGGAGCCGAAAGCTGATGATGGCTTTGTTCTAACACCTTTTGGTTGTGATAGACCGGGTGGTAGAGGTCCGAAAACTTTTGTTGTGACTGAAGTTATTGATGAAGATGGAGGGGCATTGAATCCACTGATGGGCCACTATATATGGAAAGTTACAGCGAAGAGATATGATTACAGCTTTGAAGCTGGATTTCCTGATGAAGATAACAACGTTCAGGTGTATGATAACTCATTCAGTGGTGTATTGAGCAGCAGCATAACTCTACTTGATCAGTTGTCCAGTGTGCAATTGAGCAGCAATCCTAAAACATATCCGTTTGATGTTGATGAATATTCTAAGGATAATATATTCGACAACAGCGTCAACGACACGTCTATATACGGCACTTATTATTAATCACACAATTACATTACAGTTATCCAACCAGTTCCTGTTGATTGAACTTTAAACATTTGACCTGATGATATTGACAATGTATTTGTTGAATTAATTAATTGTGCACCATTTGCTGATAATGTAACTGTCGTGCCTGTTCCAGAATTTTTAATACAATATAGTTTACCTTCTACACCTGCTCTAGTATTAGTGAAATTACTAGTATTTGAATTTAGCGCTTCCGCTAGTGGTAATTGAACGGTTACAGAATTACTTGTTACATTAACAGTATAGTCGGTAGCAGCGATAGTATAATTTGTTGTCGTAGGTGTATATTCAAGTCTGACTCCAGCTCCTCCAAGATTCCACCAATTTGATCCACGACCGCCTAATACAGCACCATTAGAACCGGGGTGCCATCCAAGAAAAGAAGATGTTCCGCCAATAGCGACAATACTAGTATTAAAGTTACTTATAGTTAAAACTCCACCGGTGTTTGAAAATGCCACATCAGCGTTGAAACTAACAGGGGTATTACGGTCTCCTAAATTAATTTGAGCCCCCGGTCCTGACATTCTTAGCGGACGGCTAATTTCAACTAAACCTGCATCTCCGGGAGCATAAATATTACTTGCCGGTGTTGTGTAAATTAAAGGTACATTACCATCTTTAGAGTAGACATTCCCAATTAAGCCCAAATTCATTTGAGCAAGTGGGATTTTAGACCAAAACATAACATTTTTAAATGGATGTCCTACGTCATTAGGATGAATCATGTCAGGTGGTGACATTAACCCTGCACTAGACGCTGATCTGTAATCTCTAAAAATATCAAAACCGTTGATGAATGAATGGCCAGATCTAATTGCCCACTCTCTTTGAGCTTTTGCTTGCTGTCTCGCTCTTCCTGTCCCCGCAGATATTGATGCTGCATCAAGCAGGTCTTCATCCCATACTGTTTGCCAAGATGCCCCTACATTAGGTAGCGTGGTTGAATCTGATGTATGGTTAGCTTTAGAAACATAAACTCGTTCAAGTCTACCTACTGCAATAGTAGCATCTGCATTATATGTAGTAACGCGAGTACCTACAGGGTAAGACACACCACTTTCCCATCGAGGGTGTTGAGAGAGAGCTGGTGACATTGTTGGATTCATTGAAAACTGAATCCAATCCGTTTTACTCTTAATACTACTACAGCGTTCGTAAAATGATACAAACGCTCCTCGAATATTAGCAGAGTTTGTGCCACTTCCTGTAGCTGAGTTGCTTATTGTCGCTGTTTGCGAGTTTTTAGTATGTGCTGTGATTCTAGTATTAGGCGGTATATTAGTACCTGTTATATAGTCACCTACCAAAGGATAAGGTCTATATGCATTTCCATTTGCATACTCTGTAGGTGGATATGCATCAAATGTTATAGTATTAGTACCATTTGTAACCACATTATTAAGTGTTAACTTAACGTCTTTCCAATCCTCTGGCGAATCAGCAAAATGACTTACTACAAGATCAGGAGACATGTGAGACCATAGCGGGGTAAATATAGAATCAGGCACAGCGCCAAAGTTTGTTATATCAATACCTCCAAGATTTGCCAATGCTCGAAGCTCTACAACACCCAATCCTGTATTGTGGTAAAGTCCAACACCTATAATACGAACATTACCACCTGTAACACCGCTAATGCCTGCAACGAACGTCGGTGAATTTGATGCAGGTAAAGAAGAATTGATATATACTTTACCTTCTCTTGATCCACCATTGTTAGCACTAATACTCGATACAATCGTCCAATTGGTACCCAAGTTTGTAGAGTACATCAAATTAAACGTAGCAGCTCCACTTTCAGCAATATACATTACGGATATTGTGTTAGCTCTTGTAGCAACAGGGCTAACTGCTCCTTGACCGCCTATATGATAAACAGCACTACCACCGGCTGAAATCACATGATAAGGAGCTAACCATACATCCTCAAATCTAGGTCTACCATCTTGTCCGTTATAATCACTGACATTAACAGATCCTGCTAATCTTGAAGCGCCTATTATACCTGCGGAAGCTGCGTTTGGAGGCATTCTTAGTTGGGTAGATAATGAGTCACCTGCAATCAATACATGTATAGGTGCGCCTGATAATACAAGTTTATTAAAACAATTCGGTTGCCAATTAAGTGAATCCGGTATTGCTGTATCATTTAATAGCAGAGTTTCACGAAAATTGGAACTATCTACAATACCAGATCCGTTAGAACTAACAGCGCCTAAATTAGTTAGAAATGATGAGTTATCAGTGATTGCGGACTCTATTCCATCTTGTGTTAGTGGAGGTTGAGGTGGTGTAAAAGCTGATATATAATTAACGAATGAATTTAATGTACCATTTCGTGTTTCGCCATCTTGTGTTATAGGAATACGTTCTGTTCCCGTATAAGGCAGTGTGCTGCTTGGTAAGTCTATAATTTTGATACCTGTCATAAAATTTATAAGTTATTGAGTAATATATGGATCTTCAGATACAACAATAGCACCATCTACAATCTCAAAAGCATTTGTTGGTAATGCTACTGGAGCTTCTATACCATCAATGGCAGCTATTTGTTTGATTGCATCTGTTAAAATAGCATGCATTTGAAATATTTTAACGGCATCTGGACCAAGAGCATCTATAATTTGCTGCGGTGTGAATCTACCACGTTTCCATACAAGATTTATACCTTTGTTTTGTATTTCTAATACAGAATCATAAGATCTTTTTGAAAATCTTTTAATTTCAGCTGCTAAGCTATTTAAAATTTGCTCATCTGTTAATACAGTCTGGACTGTTGGGGTGCTGTTAAGTATACTCATATATGTATTTATTAAATTTTAAAGAAATGAAAAATCAAGAGAATAGCGGTATCGTGTAATAAGTACCGTTTATCATCACTTTCAATCCAGATAATTGTTGATACGTTGATGCACCGGGAACAACGCTCAAAGGAGTTGAAGCAGAACCAAGAGCGATGGTATTTCTCGCTGTTGGCTGAGCGCCATAACCGATAGCTATACAACCACTGAGATTTACAGAGTCTGTTGGTGTTGTATTAGTTAGGTCTCCGATGAATGTATTTCTACTGCCTTGTTTATTATAGCCGGAAGATAATCCGATGAAAATGTTATTCTGAGAATTAGTACTATATCCGTTCCGATAACCAGACTCTCTACCGATATAGATATTATCACTTGTGGTTGCGCCTATATTACTTTCATAACCAGATTGTCTACCTATAGCAATAATATCACTAGCATTACCAGCGAGAATATCCCCTTTACCTACGCTATGACCAGCTTGTACACCTAAGAAAACTGAATAATTTATGTTACCACTATTATCAACACCGCCGCTACCTGCATCGATACCAGCTTCTGAACCAATTGCTATTACATCTACTGCATCACCCGAATAGCTTGTAGCTGATCCTACACCTGTTCCAGCAGTATTACCTATCGCTATTACATTTACAGCATTTCCGTTTGAACTATCATTACCAGAACCTATATTACTACCAGCATTCGATCCAATAGAAATTATATTGTTAGTTGTGTTAGGGGTAGACACGTTATTGGAACCAATATTAATACCAGAACTTTCTCCCAAGGCAATATTATTAGATGCGGATCCGTAAGTACCAGAGCCAGCAGAATCCAAAGATCCGTAACCAATGCCTATATTTTTAGAAGTTGCTCCAAAAATACTTCCGCTATCATTACCACTCTGATACCCTATAAATACATTATCATCATATGTAGTAGATGAACCGTCATTAGCACCTGCATTATAACCTAATATAAGTGAATATGCATCGATTGTAGACGGGGCAGGTATTTCTTTCAAATATGTGCCTGTACCTATAGTGATATCGTCAGTAAATGTTTGATTTGTGTTAAAATTATTATCAGCATTTTTAACAGCATAATTAGCGCTGTTTGAACTAAATGTGGTATATGTACTTTGCCAATTACCAGTTAAAGACGACACATTGCTGCCTCCAGAAGGTAAAGCTCCCGACAAATAATTTACAAAAGAACTGAGAGTGCCTGCTTTTGTAACACCTGATTGAACTAAAGGTAGTTTTTCTGAACCTGAATAAGGCAGAGAATTTACCGGCAGACTTGAAATTTTTAAACCCATGACTATATTTAGTGACCCCTCAAAGTAAATACTGCAAATTATGAATAAAATCAAACTGTTGAAAACTATCAATCAAAAAGAGGACAAGATCCTAGATGCTATTGAAGAACTGCAAATATTCTTGGACAGCACTGAAGATGAGGAGCTTTCAAGTATGGGCAATGAATTGGCATCTGCGATGGTTGACTTTCTCCAAACGAATGATAATGTAAACATACATGACATCAAAGAATTTATTGAAGAAGAATACGATCAAGCGTAAGATTTTAATTCTAGGAAACGGATACATCGGAAATCATATTGGCAACCATCTGATGTCAGAGGGTCACACTGTCAAAGTCCTAGACTCTAAAACCCTCAATTACCACGATCCGAAAACATTCTGGTATGAATTAAATTTCAATTTTGAACCAGATGTTGTCGTCAATTGCAGTGGATTCACCGGTAGACCAAACATCGACGAAGCTGAAAGCAAAAAAGAAGAGTGTTGGCGGCTGAATGTGACATCTCCATTGATGTGTGCCAAATTGACTACAGACTTGGGCAAACGATACATACATATCGGTAGCGGATGTATATACACAGGTTACGAAAAAGAATTCACCGAAGACGACGCTCCAAACTTCGGATTGTATAATGATGAAAGTTCATTCTACAGCAAAACCAAACACGCATTTGAGGTTCTTTCAAAACACTTGCCGATCAGCATCCTCCGAATTAGGATGCCAATCAGCGGATTGCATGATGCTCGCAGCTATCTATCAAAAATCAAAAAGTATAATACTTTGATCGATTATAAAAACAGCAAGACTTACATTCCTGATCTTTGCGAATTCACAAACACACTTATACATGACTTGTTTATACATGAATCATATAATATGGGTTGCCCACATAGGATATACAATGTAGTGAATCCAAATCCATTAACAACCAAGGAAGTTGTAAACATAATGGAAAAGTTCCGCAGGAACAACCCGGAATGGGAATTCGTAAATATCACGGAAATTCCAATAATCGCTGGTCGAAGCAATTGTGTTTTGGATAACACAAAAGCATCCACCATTATGAAAATGCGAGACGAACAAGAAATCTTAGAGGAGGTATTAAATGATTAAAAAGGCGATATGTTTAGCGGGAGGACGAGCAACTAGACTCTATCCACTAACACAGTTCGGTATATCAAAACAATTGCTGCCAGTATACAACAAACCTGTAATTTCATACAGTTTGGGAACGTTGCAAAAGATGGGATACACCGATGTTTTGATTATATGTGCTGACAAGGAACAACTGGTGATGTATTACAATTATCTTGGAAATGGTGCCAAATATGGCATGAACTTTCAATACAAGATACAAGATAAGCCAAATGGATTACCTGAAGCCTTTACGATAGCTGGGGATTGGGCAAATGATGCTGATCGTCTTGCATTGATATTGGGGGATAATATTTTCATCGGAGATCAAAATCTAGATGCGCCTGCCAACACCATTTTTACTTATAAAGTTAAAAATCCAAATGATTACGGCGTTGCAACACTGAATGAAGAGAATGAACTGATTGATATCATCGAAAAGCCCCAAACATACATTGGAAATGATGCTGTTGTTGGTCTTTATGTCTTCACAAAAGAAGCAGTCTCGATTGCAAAGCATCTCAAACCCTCTAAGAGAGGCGAGCTTGAAATCGTTGATCTGATCAAGGCATTGAATGAGAAAGAAGGGGTTGACGTATGCTGTCTTCATGATATCCTCTGGTTCGACGTAGGATCATTCGATAGTTTGTTAGATTGTGCCAATCTGGTGCGCACTATCGAGAATAGATCCGACAAAAAACTAGGATTGCAAGAACTATGAATTTATGGATTGAAAAATACAGACCGCAAACATTGAATGACATGTGCATCTCTGATAATACCAGAGAATTCTTCGAGTCATTCACTGATGAAATACCACATTTCCTCTTTACAGGGGCAGCAGGCACAGGGAAAACGACAATTTCAAGAATCTTGGTCCAAGACATCTTGAAGTGTGATTATTTGTATATAAACGCTTCAGATGAGACTGGTATTGATAACATTCGAACTAAAGTAACGGGTTTCATAAGGACCAAAAGCTTTAACGGGGGAATTAAAGTTGTTGTTCTCGATGAAGCGGATGGTCTTTCGAAAGAATCACAGAAATGCCTGCGAAACTTGATCGAAGAATACTCTGCGGTTGCGAGATTCATTCTAACAGCCAATTATCGACACAAAATCATGGATGCATTGCAATCCAGATGTCAAAGCGTCGATGTCAAGCCGACTCTTAAAGGTGCTGTAAAGAGATGTCTGTATATTCTGAACAATGAAGGTGTTGTTGTTCCCCCAGAGCAGAATAAAGAGGTTGTAAGATTAGTTAAGGGTTTCTTTCCAGACTTGAGAAAGTGCATCAATGAGCTTCAAAAGCATTCAGTGTCAGGAACCCTGAACATTGGTGTAAAAACAAGCTCAGAAGATCTATATTCTTACATTTGGGCTGGCATACAAAACAAATCATCATTACAAACTAGAAAGTATCTCATTGAAAATGATGCTCTGTTTGATAATGATTACGAGCAGTTGCTTAGTGGTCTATTGAACTACATCTACAATGTAGATTTTGATGAGATTCAAAAGAAACAGGCTATCTTGCAGATAGCAGATAGCCTGTTTAAAAGTTCGATTGTCATGGACAAGGAGATCAATGCATTTGCCTGTCTCCTCGCCCTTGAGAATGTTGTGGATTAAGGAACGACTGGAACTCCTTGTGGAGCACCTGCACCTTGCTTGCCAGCGCTGTATGCTGCTTTTGTTCCGCCGAAGAATCCTCTGTCCTTGACATCCGCATTCACATCTTGCGCGGTTTGTGATGCCATGTTCAATTGATTTGCAATGGTGTTCAGAGTCATCTTCATAGGATCGTCTGAAAAATACTTATTAAAAGCACTTCCGGGACCATATTTGGATTTTGCAGAATTGATCAGATTGACGAGTTCTTCAACTGAAGCTTGAGCCTGTTCGATTGCCTGCGCGGCTTCCTTTTCATTAGCTCCTGCTCTATACATGTTACTAACATTTTGTGCAACATTTGAAGCGGCTCCTGCAACACCCTTGCCTACATCAACAGCAGATTGAATACCTTTATCAATAGCACCCACAGCGGATTGGCCTGCTGCTTTTAGTCCTTTTGCAGCAGCCCCACCGACATTGGCGATACCTGAGCCAATTCTTCCAAGTTTTTGACCCATTTTTCCAAATAATTCTTCAATTACTTGAGCTTCTGCAATTGTCATGTTTGGTAATCTGCTTTGAATTTCTTCAATTGTCATGTTTGGTGCAGATTCCATTAGTAGTTGTGATGAATATGCTTCTGAAATAAGCATGGTGTCAAGTTTAGTAAATTTACTCATGAGATTATTTAGTTATTATTATAGTGTTTTTGTATAATTTAAAATCATGCTGTATATATTTTGAGTATGAGTGTTTAAATCTCCCCCAAACACTTTGGATATATCTTTTCCAACATCATATGCAACAGATTTTGCAAATTCATGCTTTTTGTTTGTATCTTTGAGAGAGGATCTGGAAAGACTCCCGACTATTTTATTCCCTACTCTTCTGAGTAATCCTTCTTCCAACACAGATTCCTCGTATATGTCTGATAATTCTTCAATTTCGGTTTTCATAATATTATTGAACTGTCTGTTCATATATCGCAGCAAGGTTATCCATATCTTTTCTTATGACGGTGCTTTCACCTGCTAATTTAAGATCGGTTGGGGTATTTTTACCATTTCCTTTATCCGTTTTGCGATTATCGGCGTTGCTGAAATCTTCAACTGGTTTTGGCTTGATGTTGATGTTGTCTTTGCGCTTCCATTCATCTGGAACCGGAGGATGATTGATATTATCCATCTGAATTCGGTCAATCATTTCAGGAGAAACTGTAACTCTGCCATAAGTTCTACCACCACCCTGATCAGCGGCGATTGTGATAACTGCATTGTCAGCGGTTTTGAATTGGTTGCCAGCACTGTTGCCTGATAACTTATCACCAACTTGGATAACTGATATATTGAGCTTGCAGTTGGCTAAATCATCAACTTCTCGTTGCATATCAGTTGGCATTGCTTTATAAGCAGCGCATGTCTTGTAGTTGGATCTGAACTTTACAAGATCACCGGGTAAATAACCACCCGCCTCATAACGACCCACAACGCTTTCAAAAATTTCATCAAATAGCTTTCCCATGCAAATTATTTAGCCTAAATGGTAAATAAAGTTATGAATTTTGATAAAGTAGCATCATCAATTTTGGAATCGCTGGAATTTGATCAAGACGAATTTGATATTGATCTAATTGAGATCATGGAAAAGAAATCCAACAAATGCACAGGGCCAACCAAAAAGGCCAGTAGTGACAGAAAAGGTAAAAAGTGGACCAAGTGTGCTCGTCAACCCGATGGTTCTTATAAGAGAATACACTGGGGACAAGCAGGTGTTCGTGTGACTGGTAAGAGTGGCAATACCAAGAGAAAAAAATCATTCCGTGCAAGGCATAAATGTTCAAGTGCCAAGGCTGGAACTGCAAATTACGAAAGTTGTCGCGATTGGTGATATCCAATCAGGGGTCTATAACATTTATTATAGAATACCCCTTATACGCACATCGGGTTCCGTTCTTTTTACGTTTATTGAATGTATTCCTCAATCCTCTATAATCTAATTGATTATCTTTGCAGAAATTGACCAATTTCGATACCCAAACTTCATCTCCATCAGGACATAATACTAAATATTTTTTTGCTGTTTTTTGAACTTTTTTACTATTAGATTCGCGAAAAGACACCAATCTTTCAATTTCCAAAACCTTCTTTTTGGTGTCGTCGTAATTCAAATCATACAATTTAATCCAGCGAGAAATGGTATTTCTATCAAACCCTAAAATTTCTGCGACTTCTTTAATTAAAAAATTTTGATTTAATAATTCTTGAACCCTTGCAATATTTTCAAAATTTTTAACAAAATGATTTTCATAAAATGTTTTATTACGTCTCATTTGCATTTGAATATATTTTTCTTCTCCGTATAATTTTCGAACTACCTCAACAGATGGTGGTTGATTTCCACCATCTGTAAAATTAAACAATATCCCAGTATTATCACATCGTTTACCGTAGTGCTTTATTAAATCCATTTCAATTTTCAATGATTCACTTTCAGATAACCC